ACAGCTAAAGCAAAGACCCAAAGAAAGAAAAACTTTTTTATTATCATCAGTCGTACCAAATGTGATCGGGCATCCCGATAATCTCGCCGAATTTCTTGTACGGGTGACCGCGATATTCATACGTCTCTGCATCAGCCTCGCTGCGCCACGCCCCATATGAACCGTATTCGGCGAACATCGCGTCGAACTCCGCACCTGTCATGTCAGACAATGCCGCTCTCGTTTTTTCCCAGCCGCAGGGCAAACAGAGAAATTTTTCATCTTCTGGTTTAGAACAATCGCATTTAATTGCCATCAGAGCGCGAAGGTCTGCCGGTATTTCTTCAAGCTGTTCAAACCGACCAGTGAGGGTAGCGGCAATAGTATCATAATTAAATGGCTCTGGCAGTGCATCCAAAGTTGGCGACCCTGCATAGACAACTGACATTCCGTCGCGCAAGTAGAGGTGACGCAGGACAGGTTCGCAGTCCGTTGCAGTATTTTCCAGAGATATCCCCGGCACGAAGATGTCTGGTGAGTACTGATTAATAATGTTTGAATAGCCCTCATACCGCGCAGCGACGAGGCCATAATTGCGTGTATTGGTAAAACCTGCGCGAATGGGCTGCATATCTTCCACGACCTCCGGCCAGTCGTTTTTCTGCTCAAAGGTAAAGTCTCTACAGTTTGTTTTCAGCCACTCAACCATATTGGTCACGGCTGTCGTTTCGCGGGACTGACGCCAACTGTCGCCGTTATTAAGACCCACCCAGCTTTCAATTCCGTAGACCGCAATAATATCGTGGTCCGTTTCAGTTAGCCAACGATTCAAGGCGTATGTAGAGTTTATTCCTCCAGAAAAAGGTATAAGAACTTTAGCCATTAACTTGTTGCTCCATAAAGTGTTCCACTATTAGTAACTGTAACAGTCAAACCACCCTTTTCTACTGCTTTGCCTGCCGAGCCGCCAGAGCCGCCTGAGCCGCCCGATCCGGCACTCACCGAGACACCGCATCCGTTGGGAGGGCCGACAGATCCGGGGCTACCTGCAGTGCCATCGGTTCCTGCTTCCGCTTGACAAGACGTACCGGGTGATCCGGCTGACCCGGCTGAACCAGAGGAGCCACCAGTGCTGCCGGGGCCGCAGGAGTAGCCGCCCTTCCCGTCACCAACTGCTGTATATCTAGCGCCACCAGAGCCGCCTCCTCCGGCCCCGCCTCCGCCGCCTGAGCCGCCACCGATGGTCCCAGAATTTACTACAGAATAAGTGCCAGTGCCGCTACTAATATTAAACTTAATAGCATCAGTGCCATCACCACCTGCACTGCCAGCAGAATTAGTTCCTCCATTGCTACCTTGCGCTCCATCAAACCCACAAACACTTGCGCCAGATGCAACATTGATAGTTAAAGGAGATGCAGCATTCAATGCTCCGGTAATAATTCCCGGATCACCTGACGAACCAACCACGTCCACTCCAGAAGTAATATTTAATACTATAGGCGTAGTATCTGTAGAAGCGTTGTACCCGGCTGCTGTTGCTAGAGTAAGAACATTAACATCTGTAGTATTTGATGTAACATCTAAAACTAACTCTCTTGAAGCAGCACTAGAGCCAAATCCTAAAATTTGATACCCAAAACTCATCTGCTACTCCAATCAAGCGTCGTTAGCTGCATCAGTTGTAAAGAATAGTTTTATACCAATTAGTCGTGCATCCTCTGCCATGTCGTCGTTAGCGTCAGAAACATCTCTAAATATTCTAAAGAAACACATATCTCCAGCGGCAGGGCTTCCTGCAATCGTTATCGCCCCGCTCTCTGAAGTTACACAGAGGTCTTCTGCAGCGCCTAGAGCGTCATCTGTCACAACCACTGCAGTGCCATATGCAACGTCAATAGTATCATTATCAGAGACTGCTACGCCTTGCAGACCCCAAGCAACACCATCTGTATCTGTTGCAGCAGTGGTCCAAAACGCTTGAAAAGTAACCGTTCCTTCATTCCAGCTTTTTGGAAATGCAACTTGAAACTGAGCGTGTTCATCCGATGAGGCATCAAAGTCCAAAACATTCATGTCAGGACGACCAGAAGTTGTCTCCGCTGTAGCCAACGCTGCACACCCATTTGATGCAGTTGGACTCATAGCCGCTGCAGGGACAAAGATAGTTTCTTTACCTGCCGTCTTAATAGCTGCGCTTGAAACTGTAGGAGCTTGTGTAAAGTTAACTACGCCGCCAGAGGAGATTGACATGGCATCTGTGTCTGATGCAGAACCAATAGTGCCAGCATCTTTAATGATGATATCGTCTTTGAAGGTAACGATACCTGCAGAGGATATGGTCATTGCGTCAGTTGCAGAGGCAGAACCAACCGTTCCGTCATCAGGTACAGTGACACTAGTTCCTGTAAGTGCCAGTGTTCCGGCGCTAGAGGGCAGAGTTACTGTAACGTCTGCAGTAGATGCGGGTCCAATGAGAGTGACAGCGTTTGTGCCGTTGTCACTGTCTTCAAAAAACTTTACAAAACCAGCACTGGTTGCACCATTTTTAATATCAGCACCCGCACTGATTACGGGAGTTGTCAGTGTTTTATTTGTTAGTGTGTCTGTTGACACCAGAGATACTAAAGTTGAGCTAGAACCTGCAGGTAGAGTTAAGGTGTTCGTCACTCCTGCAGAGTGAGGTTGGGCTATGACAATCTGACCGTGGGTGTTGTTTTCACAGTTAAACTGTATAGCACCAGAATTAGTGTTGCCCCGTACTGTGAGATGCCCTGTGCCTTTTGCTTCTAACTCAAGGTCAATGTTTGAGTCGTCACCAGTTGCAGATAGTTTCGGTGCATTGCCTGTGGCCGCGTTTGTTACGTCAAACTGATTGACCGCAGAAGAAGTGGTTTGAAAAATAATCTGTTCATTACCGTTTTCATCTGCAATAAAATGTGCATCATCAATAAGAATGTTGTGAGAATTAGTATCTAGATTAGCGCCCAGTTGTGGCGAAGTATCTTCAACAATATTACTTATGCCTGATGATGTAGCAAGACCAGCAACAAGAGTAGATTTTGTAATTTTCTTTAGGCCACCTCCAGACGTATCAACAGCAAGCAGAACATCATCGTCTGCTGCGGTTGATATTTCAGACAGAGAGCCTACGGCTACAGAATTAAAATTTGTGCCGTCTGCGATAAGTAGATTACCTGAAGTGTTTGTTCCCATAGTGATATCATCACCAGTGACGGTTAGATCACCAGAAATGACAAGGTTGCCTGAAGAGTCTAGTGTAAGGGCGGTGCTAGTTCCTATGGCACTGGTGCCAATCTTAAACTTGTCACTGTCCCCATCATCTATGCCCATTGTAAATGTCTGTGTTCCAGACAGTGCAAACGATAAAAAGGGATCGCCATCAGTTGCTGTGTTATTTATGATTAGCCCTGTGGTGCCTCCTGCACCGCCAAGAGTTAGGCTAGTGTCTGCAGCGTGAGTAAGAGTAATATCGTTATCAGAGCCAAAGCCAAGAACTGCACTATCACTATCTAGCTTGAGGTCGTTGCTGATTGTGACTGCAGTAGAGGCGTTCATATCAATTGTTGCTTCGCCATCAATACGCAGAACACCGTCAGAGCTTTGTTGAATAAAGCTTGCAGTATCTCCAAACTGTATCTTTTCTGTAGTGGTTAACAGAATGTCATCAGAGAACTGGAAGTAATCTTCATCCTCCATCCATGTGAGAACGCCATCGGACGTGTTAGCATTAAATGTTACAGCTATATCTGTATCAGCACCTGTTCCAAAAGTGATGGTATTACTGAGAAGTTTCTCAATAGCCCCACCCTCTCCATCGGTGCCGTCATGCTGATGGCCCCCTGTCTCAAAAGCTGAGTCAATCGCGTTAAACTCTGTAGTAAAATCGGAAGCCTGAATGGTTTCTCCATCTACAAAGTTAGTGGGATCAGTTTTTGTATATCCTGTACCCATTACATTCTACCTCCCGGTGTAAATTCTAGTGAAAAGCCTTTTATTGTGTATGTTGGATTTGTGCTGCTATCATCAAATCTTAAAGCAACAGCAAAGCCAGAACCCTCTACTGATTGTCTATATAAAGGCGTGTAGGCTTCAGTGCCATATTCTGCAGTTGCATACGTGCTTGCACCGTAAAAAGCTGCACCCTGCGGGTTTGCAAGATCATAAGCTGCAGGAGTAGCTGCAGTTACATCGCCGTAGTCATATATCAAACTCATGTCTACGTTTGTTACGATACCTGTTGGATCGTAGTTCAAGATAACTCTTTGCATATTTTTTCTTATGCCAACGTCACCCATGTTGTAGTCTGTAGTCTGATACCTGCACACCATAGCGGTGCCATCAAAGTCTACACCGCTCTCCTGCTGAAATACGTAACCGCTATCAAAGCCTCCGTGTAACACTTTTTCTACATTGCTTATCTCGCCAAAAGCAGCGCAAGAGGGTTTTATGCCTTTTATATCGGCATACTCCCAAGCCACCTGTCCAGTGGTTAGGCTTCGTTTTAGAACAGCGGCTAAACCTAAAGATACCGCTGCAGTGTCACCGGACGTTGGATAAAACAATCTGTACTGTGATTTTGACTTAATAACTAACGAAGAAATATTGCTTATTTGGTTTGCTGATAAGCCGTTAAGCCTTGCCTGAACCTGCTTAGATATCGTGCCAAGTTCTGTATCACCAATTCTTTCAGTACCAGCAACAGTTCTAAGCCCATCAGGTGCAAGGTAGATAAGATCACCTCCTATTTCCTGTATGCTAAAACGAGACAGGCAACCAATGTTTCTTGCAACAGGTTGCAGAACAAAATCTGAAACACTAGAACCTGCTAACCTAAATATACTGTCTTTACAAAATATAACCAAAGTTTCACGAAACTGTTTCATACCAACAATTTCATCGCCTACAGATATCTGTCCTGCGCCAGACGCTGCACTAAAATCATTCTCGCTATACGGGGCGGTAAACTGAATTATCTGGCGATTGTTTGTCATGCCAGAAAAAAACAGGTGATTTTTATGCTCGACTACAACTTCCGGTGCTGTTGGTTTAGTTCCTGCGCCTGAACCTGCACCGCCAGTTAACGCTGTATACGTGCTGCCATCAAAGATAGCTGCATCATTAACTCCGTCTGCCATCGCAATCTTCTCAGTGCCTGTCCAGTTGTATACTGAAAAGGTGTACCTTTCTGCACTGGTGCGATTAGTTACAAAGTTTGTCCATCCAGAGCCTGTGCTTGTTGCCACGTTTGCGCCTCTTGCTGCAACAACTTTGTTCTGAAAAACAGCTATACCCAACACTCCACCGGAGCCTGACAATTGATTACTATCAAACTTTGTAAACCCTTTTATTTTAGAGTACCCGCCCTCAACAGCAGGCTCATAGTTTTGCAGAGTAGTGGCCTCTCCCGGCTGCATAACAAAAATGCTTTTGTCGAGAACAAGACCACCGTCACAGTTTACAGGTAAAGCTTGCACTGGCATTATACGGCTCTCATGTAATCTTTTTGATTGGTTAGCTCAGTACGCATCCTGCGTATTCCATTTTCGTAATCGCGGAATGCAAACTGTGCAGCTTGGTCGTTACCACGCAGTATGTGAATAAAATATTTTACACGCGCTACGATTACGTCATGATAGCGTGTTGGTATCTTTGGCTTGTCTGTAAATACACTTAGCTCTGGTGACGAGTCATAGAAGTCAAACTCAACATCATACTGTGTATTTTCAGGTATGGGCGTGATACCAAAAGCGTTGTCGTTTTTGACACGATACACACATTGAGGAGTGGTGAAGCCATCATCGGGTGAGTTAAGGGCTAAGAACTCATTCTCTCTGTATGATGTATGGTAGCGGCCTCTGCCCTCATGGTATTCATCAATCGATTTATATTCTAAGGTTTTTGCAGAGGCGTCATTCTCGAAAACTTCAACAAAGTCTATGTCCAAGTTTGTTGACGCAGTGTTACTAAGGCTAATAAAAGTTTGCTGCGTTGATGCAGTAAATGTAGCTGTCTTTATTTCGCCGTTGCCCACCGTGTCTATGGTAAACGTGGTTGACAGGTCAGAGTCCTTGTCACTGCTAGAGCCTGCAAACACGTTCAGTGTTTCTGACGTTGATGAGATAGTGCCAGACGCGATCCGAGCAGTGATCCTGTATACTCTGTTTTCTACGGTAGGAATGGCCTGATCCACACAGCCCTGATTTAGACGCAAAACACCCGCCGCGTAGGTTCTGCCACTCACAGAGTTGCTAAGTGCGGGGGTGCCGGATGTGCTTGTTCCTGCAGGGTCAGAGCTTCTGCTATCCCAGTACGAGCCTAGAGTAAAAGTCTTATCAAAGTTGCCCTGCCTAATTAGGTTCTGCGGGCGTAAAAAGAATGTGTCGTAGTCTACATCAGTGCAAAAAGTTATGTCTCCTGACGTAGCGGTAAAGGTAGAGGACACACCTGTAAGAGTTTCTGCAGACTGAAACGTGCCTTCAATAGGTTCAATAAGCATAAACTGCTCATCAGCATGACCGCCGTGCGGTGGCACTCTACGTAGAATACCTTTTGCAGATGAGGTGCCGCCTGTGATCATTTCGTTAGGAGTAAATCCACCACCAACGCTAGACACCTCTACTTTTATAGGATAGGTGTATTTTCCTCTACCACCAAACAAAGTATAGTTGGCGCTAAGAAAGTTCCAAGGCCACTGTATGTATTCAGCTTCGATGTCTCGTATAGCTCTGTTTATATCCTTTTTAACTGTCGTCTGTACGCCTCGTGTTCCAGACAGACCAGCAGCAGTCTCTGCAATCGTAGTCTCATTAAGGTCTAGTAGCACAGCGTTTATAAGTTCTACATAATTCATGGCTTGCCTAACTTATGCTTGGTTAGCTAAGAAGAGTTCGTCTATCGTCAGCACTGCTTGTATTCTATCAGCGGTTCCTGCAGTTAATTTGATAGCATCACCCTCATTAAGATTTAGTTCTAGCAACAAAAGCAAATGATCATTTGCTGCTATGCTTTTACTCT